TATAAATTCATTGTCTGTGACATCACCAGTAAATTCAACATATACATCTGTATATAAGTCTCCTTTACTACGTGCTAATTTAATATTATTGGCATCAATTCTTCTTACATAGAAAACACCATCTTCGATATTGTTAAATCTACTCTCAATAGGTGTATTGAAGGTTATACCATCAGCAGTGGTGCTTTGAACATTAGTTATGCCAGCTTTATAGTAAATTGCATCACCTGTATATAACCCATGATCAGTTGTAGTAGTCAAAGGTATAGTTTCAACGCTAACTAACCTACCAGTGAAGGTAATTCTTCTATTATATGGGTTAGTCTCTTTATTTGCATAGTTAGGGAGTGAATTAGAGGCAACTAATACATCTTTTGTATCAGTTAATATGTAACTGTTTTGTACATTTGCAATAAAATTACTCAAATATGGATATTTTGATGAATTTCCCTTTAAAATTTGATTTTCAAAGTCCCAAGTCCTTTGTAATGAGATAACATCTGACAATAAGACCTCAAAAGAGGTTGCAGAGGTAACTTGAGACACTGTTCCAGTAACTACAACAGGTATTGAGTCACGACTTGTTAAAGTAATCGTATGTCCTATCTTTAAATATTGCTCATCATAGGTAAAAAGTGTGTATTTTCTCTGATCTTCATCAATAATCTGAATTTCAGCAATTTCCCAGTTAGTTTTAATGTTATGAGTAAAATTTGCTGACTTTTCAATCTTAGACTCTACTCCTAATGACTGAAGTTTGATGATATCACCAATTTCATAAGAATTATTTGGCTCTTTGAACTCAATATCTTGTAAAGCAGCACTTATTCTAACTTGTATTTGATCATCAGTGCTAACTCCAACAAAAGCAAAGGAATAATCATCCAATCTTACATCAGTAGCAATTTTAAAAGTCTTAAGAGCACCTGTAATGTTGTAAAATTGGTTTATAGACTTACCAGTATATGCTAAAGACACTGGATTATCATCAATATCCTTAATAATCAACTTTCCTGTTTCTGGAAAGTCTAAAGTTGAGTCCACATCAAGAATTGTTCCACCAATACTAATAACATTTGTAATTTTAGTCTTTGGATTTACCTTAAATTCATTAAAAATAGTTCCTTTTACACTAATATCTCTTGAAAAACCAGAATCAATACTTATTTGGTGAAATTGTCCCTGATTATATAAGATGGGAACTACATTAGTTACAGTACCTCTTGCTCCAGTTGAGTTTTGATTGAGTGTAAGGTTAGTTAACTGCTGTGGATCACCACTAATTGTCTCAACAATAAAGTCTTTAGTAATCTTATAGTCAGCATTTGATGGACGAAATAGGTATTTGTCTGGATGCACTACCTCTACATCAGTAGCATAGAGTGCTTTAAACAGTATCTCAAAGGAACTATCTGTTCCTTTAGAACTATAGAAACTCTCATTATTAAAAATAAAGTTTCTTTGATCTACATTTGGTGCAAAAGGTCTATCTGTAAAACCTGGCGCAAACTGAGTTTTAACTTTTTTAAAGAATTCTTGTAAAAATAATATATTTAAGTTCTCAATTACAGCACCATCAGTGTGTGCTGCACCTACTGAGGAGGAAAATACTAGTTTGTCTGGTGTATTTGACCCAACATGACTTGTAATGCCACTAAAACCCCTTCTACACCCCTCAAAATTGCTATCTGTCTTAGTCTCATAGAATATAATTTCATCATCTATCTTAATTAATCCATTTCTATCAGGAAAACCTACTGTAAAATTACCTGCAGCCTGTGTTTTTACTACACTTGATGTTTGAGTGAGGTCTTCACTCAAAATTGTACCAGTTTTTAACCCATATAACTGATCTACCTTTACATATCTGTCAAGATTCTGTATCAAATCAAGAGTTCCGCCAGGAACTTCTTGTGAAACATAGTAAGACTTTAAAAAATCAGGTAAAAGTGGAAAATCATCACGCACAAAACGTGGCACTTGATTTTCAACTATATCTTGAAATTTGATCTTAGTTTCTATTGTCATTATTGTGACTTAGTATTAGTATCCTGATCCATATCCACCACCCCCTCCACTAGGAGCACTAGGAGCACTAGGTGTTATTGGTGTGCTAGGAGTTGATGTAGTAGTGTTTCCACTGCTTCCTACTGTAGTTGTAACACTAGATGTAGGGGTTGATGTTGATACATTCAATGTTCCTTCTGAGGTTCCTGCAATGTGAGGAGTGCCTCTTACAAGTGATCCATTAGCATAACTAGAAGTTACCTTATAACTTGATCCTGATGTGTTTGTACCAGAGGATATATCATCAGGAATCATGGTTACAGTGCTGTTACTAGTATCTAGTTGTAAATAAAGATCCTGTAATCCAATAACATCATTGGAATGAGGGGATGTTGAGATCTGAATTAGAGGAACTTCTGCACCAGGTACTCCTCTAGTCAATTTTGTAGAGATAATATTGATAGGATTCAACTTAATCTCTCCATGTATGTAGTCTATTATACCAATCCCTCTTTTTACCACCACTGGTTGGGTAGAAGCAGCTAGTTTAAACAAGAAAACTGTTCCTGTTGCTCTGTCTGCATTAGGAAGATCACCAAGATATAGACAATCACTAATACCACTCACAAAGAAACCTGATGATTTGATATTATATCCATTAGTATTCTTTATATGAAACTCATTTCCAAAGCAAATTTCATATTCTCCAAAAGTATTTAAACTAGGTTCCATATCCCTTCTCATAAACACAGTTGTTATGTTAGAAGTAATGGCACTTTCACTATTATCAACTACTCCTAAGTACTTACTATACTTAAATCTCGCACCAAATTTATTTAATTGAGTAGAATTAGCATATTTTACAAGATTATCTAATACTACATTCTGTATACCATCTGAAGATGCTGCTTTACTTGTATCATAATATACAGTTGACTCAGTTTCTACATACAAATACTTTAAATCTAGTATTTCTGTAACAATTCCTGCACAAGAATACTTTCTTAACTCCCTATTGATGTTTTCTTTGACTGCTCTAGACAAAAACACACCATTAAAAGGTTTAACACTGACAAAAACCTTACCATAAGCAGGTGGAACTAACTCTTCTCCGCCATATGCAGACACAGATTCTGCTTCTGGATAGATTCTAGGCACTAAAGCTTCAAAATCTGATGCTGTAACTGCTCTATTTTGTGATGCATAGATCTGTGGAGCATATTTTTTGATAGATTCTATACTTTCTATGGCACTTCCACCTGATGATGGGTAATTTGTGAACACTAAAGACACTCCACTGGTCACAGATGAACCACTGTTATCCACTAATCTACCAGAAAAACTGAAATTATTGAGTCCATTTGCTGCTTCACCATTAGAAACTACATAACTTACCTCTATAAAGTTAGGTTCTTCAATTTTTTTACCAAAAACTCCATCTCCAAACAATATTTCATACCTCTCATTCTCTATTTCTTGCAAAAAGAACAACATCGTGGATGAATCTACTCCAAAAAGACTAGAAAATCTTGAATATTTATCTTTTACGCTAGAAGCTTCATTATCCTTTACTATAACTCTGATTAAATCTGCATCAATTCCTACATTTGGAAGAATATATCTCTGATTTGGATTTCTAGAACTTGCTGTGAAGGTCTGAGTTACAAAAGTTCCCTCATAAACTCTAATATTTGTAAAAAATGCTACACCAGTTGATGTTACAGGTACAGTTATGTCCTCAGGAATGGTAAAAGTATAACTATTTCCACCAAATTGAGCAGATGTAGTCATTACAATACCTGCTTTCAGTGTTAATGTAACTGCATTTGTATTTGAAGCATTTACACTAAAGGATATATCTGCTACTGCTGCTTTTCTAGATCTAGGTACATAACCAATATTGCGTGCTAAAGATACCACATTCTCTCTAAGAGTGGCACTATCAATGAAAACCTCATTGGTTATCATATTAGCATTATATGATGAGATATATGTGTTATATGCTAGAGTATCTACTATCGCAGATAGATTAGATCCTTCAAAGTCATAATCAGTGAAGTTAGAGTTAGATCTTAAGTAGTCCTTAAGGGACTCTTTGATTTCATCAAAGTCTACGTTGCTAAAGTTAACTAAAGGCATTTATCTTGTGGGTGCTAATGCAAAGGTGAGTTCTTGTTCTGGCACATCCATACCAATAATAAAGTATTGTAGAGTTACATGCATGGCATTACCTTCAAAATCAGGTTCAACTATTATTTCATTAATCTCTACTCTAGGTTCATAGTTTTCAATGGTAGTTCTTAATTCAGAACGAATGGCAGAAGCAGTTAACTTATCCATATTATCAAACAAAAGATTATTGACCCCTGTACCAAGAGCTGGTTGAAAGGGTCTCTCTCCTTGTATAGTTAATACTAGATTGCGAACTGAGCGTGCTATTGATGATTCATTTTTTAGCGCTATAAGATCGTTGCTAAGTGGATTAGTCTGAAAACTAGCACTTAGGTCTTTAAATCCTTTACTAAGTCTTTGTACTGGCACGCATTTACTATAATCTAGGTTTATTTATTACAGTAAATTTGTATTATGCTTTATCATCATAAATTTCATCTTCTTCAGTCTCTTCAGACTCAAATAAGTCATTGTGCTTAGACTCAGTTTTCACCTTTGGAACCAACTTATCATTGGTTATTTCTCTTAAAAATTCAGTCATCATATACTAAAC